TCAATGCGCAGTTGTGGGTGATAAGTTTATGCGACGCCTTGAACAAGGAGATGCGAATGCTAGGACTAGATGGAGTAAACTACTTAGAAAGCGAAAAGCAACTGGAGAACCGTATATATTATTTAAAGGAAACGTTAACAAAGCAAATCCAAAAGCATATAAAGAAAACGGATTAAAAGTGCATATGACAAACATATGTTCAGAGATTGCATTACACACAGATGAGAATCACAGCTTCGTATGTTGCTTATCATCATTAAACTTAGCAAGATATGAAGAATGGAAAGACACTAACCTTATTTATGACGCCATTTGGTTTCTTGACGGTGTTATGGAAGAATTTATTCAAAGGGCGAAAGGATTACGCGGATTCGAGAATTCTATACGATCTGCACAGAAAGGGAGAGCATTGGGACTGGGAGTCCTCGGCTGGCATACTTACTTACAAGAGAAGGGTATTCCTTTCGAAGGTTTATTATCTCAGTTTGAAACTAGGAAAATCTTTTCGCAAATTAAAATCGAAAGCGAGAGAGCTTCCAGAGATCTTGCTGAAACTTATGGTGAGCCTTTGTGGTGTGTTGGCACTGGTTACCGTAATACTCACTTGCGTGCTGTTGCTCCCACTGTTAGCAATTCAAAGCTTAGTGGAAATGTCTCGCCAGGCATAGAGCCATGGGCCGCTAATGTATTCACAGAGCAGTCTGCTAAAGGTACGTTTATACGTAAAAATCCTACACTTTTAAAGTTGTTAAGAAAACACAAATTAAATACAAATGAAATATGGAATAAGATCCTTGCTGACGGAGGTTCGGTTCAGGATATTGACGAGCTTAGTGATATTACTATGGGGCATGATATACCAGCTAAAGAAGTTTTTAAAACTTTTAAAGAAATAAATCAACTAGAGTTGGTTAATCAAGCTGGATTACGCCAGCAGTACATAGATCAATCAGTTAGTTTGAATTTAGCTTTTCCTAGTGAAGCAACGCCTAAGTGGCTTAATAAAGTGCACTTTGATGCCTGGAAAAACGGAGTTAAGACTTTGTATTATACGAGAACAGAGAGTGTTCTACGTGGAGATATTGCACAGCAAGCGATGAGTGAAGATTGTCTTGCGTGTGATGGTTAGTTAGTTAGTTGTTAATTAAGGGGCGCTATGGTGGCGCCTCTTTTTATTTTTATTAAATTATGAAAAAATTATTATTTTTATTATTATTTTCATTTTCTTGCACACAAGAAGATGCTGACATTGAATTATCTGAAACTCAAGAAATAAATGTGTTTAATATTGAGGGGACTTGGATATTAAAAAATTTAGAAAGTGACGCTATTGTTGTTTATGCAGCGGCAGATATGTCGGCAGGCACTATGCTTAGAATCCCTATAGATTTTTACAACCAGGATGATTGGTCGGTATTAGATGCTACTGCTGAGTACGATTGGTTTATAGAAACAATAAATAATCAACGCATATTAACAGTTGAAGGAGGTTATTTTGGAACAGGCGAGCTTATCGTTCAAAACGAAGGAGATTATTGTAATGAAGAATGGTATTCTTTAGCTATAAGCGATGTTTGGTACGAAAGAGTTGATGACGCTTGTAATTAATTATTGCCTACCAAAAAAACATATTATGTTTTCATACTCTTTGGCTACTTCGAAACTTGGGCAAGCTTTGCTTGAAAACTCGTTGTGGCCATGAAGAGTAGCGTTTGGGTAATCTTTCATTAAGTTCATTATTATTTCGTATAAAGAACTTATTTGTTCTTCTGTTCTGGTGTCAAGAGGTTGAAAATTATCTTTATCTATACCGCCTACATAAGCTATTCCAATTGAATCTTTATTGTGACTTTTCACGTGAGCACCCTGTCTTTCAACAGGTCTACCCTCGGATATTGTTCCGTCTATATGCACAATATAATGATACCCAATATCAGACCAGCCTCGGGCTTTATGCCACGATCGAATTTCATCTACGCTTGTAGGCCTACACTCTGGTGTAGCGGTGCAGTGCAATATAATCTTATTAATCTTCCTCACGAACTTTCGACCATTTTGATATAGTATAACCTATAGTTACAACTAGTAGTATTATTTTCAACCAATCTTCTATTTGAGTAAATGTAGTCACTCCTAATGTGCTTCCGTTTATAGCGTATAATTTTATTTCTTGTAGACTCATTTTTTCTTTTTATATCTGCTCACTCTACCCTTAGTATTCTTTTCTTTTTGTCCTCGGGCTTTTTCAGCAGGGGTTAGTTCACTCCATGTAGACGGCGTGTCTTTGGATATTTTTTTGGTTGGACGAAATGTATTTTCACCTTCAGTGTAATCTTCATTACCTTTAGGTGTTTTCCACTCCTCCTTAAACCAACGCTTAAGGGCTAAACCTTTTTCCGTTTTTCGTACTTTAAACGGAGATCCTTTCATTTGAAATCCCATGATTATTTATTACAACTTTTATTATGTTTAAACCATACTCCACATTTACATTTTATATAATAAACAGCGGTTGCTACAAACGGAGTAGACGCGATAGCGGTAAAAATATTAGGATGCCAGTGCTCTCCGCATAGGCCAAACGCATGACGCAAAGCCTCTATCATTTTATATTACCTTTTCTTTTTCTGCATTTTGCTATATATCCAGAAGCATAAGCCGAGGGAAATTTGTCGTACTTAGCTTTAGCTTTGCGGTAGCATGCGTCTTTTAATTTTATAGGAGACTTAAAACTTCCTCCTGATCCATCAGCGTTCATAGATATATCCATTGAATTTTCTTTATAGATATCTTTACATTTTGCTTTTTTAGTTATAGGTGTGTACATAGTTATTTATTTTGTCTTCTGGTTTCTGCAGACTTCCTAGCAGCTTCTCTTCTCTTCATTATTTTAGCGTCCATATACTCGTTGTATTCTTTTTCAGACATATTGCTTATTCTTTCCTGCTCTTTTCTTTTATTTTCTTTTCTTGTAGCTTTTGATTTTTCTACACCAGCTTTTTTTCTTTTAATTTTTGCTACAGCTTTTATTAAATCAAATTCTTCATTCTCAGCTCCAACATCCCAAGTTCTCCACCCTAATCCTAAAGCTACCCTTTGAAATTTAGTGTTTCTAGCATCTAGTGCTTCCGCTACAGCTTGAGCCTCCATTATAGCTCTATCAAGCGGTAAGTTCAATATAGCAGAGGACATATTGCCTATTATATTATATGTAGGAGACAAATTAAATTTACCATCTATAGTAACGTCCCATGGGTGCTTTTCTATAACGTCTTTATCGAACTTATATGTTTGAATACTAGAGTACATTTTTCTAAGCTTAGAACCAATAGGCGGTGATATATTTGCAGCCTCTATAATAGTATACGTATGATCAGCCATAAAACCTCTATCCTCTTGATCTTTAAATTTCATAATAGTATTTTTAGCCGTAGAAACTATTGCTCCATACATACCGGTACCTCTAAGAATAGAGTCAACCATACCATTTAATATTCTAACCTGCTTTTTTTCTTCAGCCTTAGCTCTCTCATCTTCATCAAGCTCTTCTTCGTCAAAACCAGGCACTAACGCAAATAACGCGTTTTGTAGAGAGTTAAATATAAAGTTCTGTATTGTTCCATAATAAAGTATCTTAGATATATGTGTTTTAGCGTCGCCTCGGCCATTTATAAGGTCCTGAGCAGACTTTTTCATTAATCTAGTATATTGCATAGGAGTGTTTTGAAAAGCCAATATAAGACGCCCAGCCACACTTCTTTGTTGTGACGATACCAATGCTGGATCACCTGACTGCTGAGCTTCGTCAGAAAGCTTACTGAAATCTTGAAAAGCTTTTACCTCTGCTTCAGCTTTATTTAAACCTTGCTTTAAATATGTGTTTACTCTATTTCTATATAGGGTAGCACCACCCGCGGCAATTGCAAAACTATCTGCTATTTGTGTAGGTGTGAAACCTATCTTTAATAGATAAGATGTTATGGCTGTTGCTTTGTCTTTAGCATTTTTAGCGGCATTAGCAATTTCAGCCTCTTGAACATCTGATTTTAACCCGCCTCTTCTTTGCTTCAATTTATCTGAATTAAATATCATTGCAAAATCTTTCCAGTATTGTGGTTGATTTGCAAACGCAAGCCCAGCTTTTAATGGATTGTTATCGGACCAATTTATAAAGTTAATAGACGAAATAGTCTGTAGCAACGCGGATCTTCTGTTGAAGAACATTATAGTACCAACAGAATTGTTAACCCAGTTTAACCATCTATTTGTTATTTTATTACTGCCGCTGGGTCTATTGCTACCGGTCTTCATGGCATGCAAAGCATCTTCTATTGCGTCCCTGGTTGCTCTACCGTAAAGCGCCTCTATTTTATTTAGATTTTTTGGACTAAATATTATATCAGCATTTTCAATAAACTTAGTTAAATACTGTTTTCTATTTACTTTTTCAGTAAGATTGTTAAGGTCACTTAAAGTTGTTTGCGCATCCCAGTATTCAGAAGGCTCAGGCCACGCATCTACTTTTGCTGTTAGCAGCAACCCTTCTGCATATCCATTTAATTCTTGATCTTTAGATACTAAATCGTAAAGTTTCTTTTGATCTCTTTTAGATATACCAGGTATCTCATAACCAGCTTTTGTCCATAAGTAAACTCTAATAGCAGCATCAAAAGTGTAATCGCCATCAGGCGTTAACTTATTAAGTTTTTTCTTAACCGGCTTATACGTAGAAAGCAAACTTTTAACAGCTGTTTTTATAGCTTGTCTGTCTCTTTCTATTGAAGCAACACCTTGGAAATAAGGATCCATTAAAGCTTCTTCAAAAAACTTTTGATCCGCCTCACCTTGTTTGCCTTTGCCGGCAAAAGTATATTGTGTTAATCCTCTAAAATCTTCTGCGCCTGGTGGAATAAAAAACTTAAGCTTGCCTTTTCTTTTACCTCTTCTCCTAGCAACAACTTTTGAAAACTCTTTTACAGAATCAACCCCGGTTTGTCTTCCGATCATTTCGTTAAACTTGGTATCTAGAGTTTCACTAAATTTAATTTTAGCTTGTTGAACCTTACCTTTAACATCAAAAGCATTTAAAACATCACGGACAGCCTTAACATTGCCCATATGGTCGTCTGCAAAATAAAAATCATTATAACCTTCGTTCACCTTTGTTATCATCCAATCAGCTTTAGCCTTAGGGTTTCCGTCCGCTAATCCAAATATATTCTCCAAGCGTATGTCTAGGCCTATACCTTTTAAAAATTTGTGTATAGCATATTTTGAATTTGCCGGTCTAGCAGTTAATATATAAACATTTTCATTGCCAAACTTTTTATTACGAGCAATTGCTTTTTCAAAGAATGGTCCTTTGGAGCCGTTCATAACTTTGCTAAACTCGCTAAAATCAAACTCAGCCCCTTTAGATGCAAACTCTTCGCTTTTTGCAGCAAATTCAGCAGCGTCTAATTTGCCTTTTGTACCGTCGGGCATTGTATATAAAACATTACTTTTTGTTCTTGCGAGCGTGTCGTCAAAATCCCATACGCTTATTCCTTTTGGAGCGCTAGAAAAAGCCATTGTAGTAGCTTTGGCAATAGCCTCGTCAGTCATTTTAAAATCCGCCACTGTTTGAGCGGCTTTGGTTTTAAGAATGGAATTAAATTTAGACCATTCTTCACCAAAAACCTTACCTTTATCTACGCCGCCAATTTTACGTATAGGCAACATAAAGTCCATTCCAAAAGTAGTATGGTTATAATATCTATACCAAGCCGGATCTGTTAAAGGATTCCAGTTTAAAGTCATAGTGGATTGAAACTGTAAGTTAACATTTTCATCCATATCTTTCGGTATAATAGCCACCGAATAGGCACTTTGCAAAGCATTTAAATCCATTTTCTTATTCCAAAAATGATTTGTTAATTGCAGCATCATGTAATTTGTCGGTACAATGTGCTCGTAGCGTAGCTCTGCATTTGTTTTGCCTACATAATAATACTCTACATTTGCGGAAGCTTTGAGTATCGACTCCATGTTGCTATCCAAACTTTTCATTGTAGCAACCCAGAGTACAGGGTCGTTCTTAGATCTTACAAAACCTAAAAAGTCTACCATTAAATCAAAAGCCTCTTTAGCCGCCGCATTTCTTTCGTCATACTGCTCAGCAAATTCAGCCTCTGATATTGGCACTTTCTTTTTGTCTACTGTTTTATATACTTTTTGAGCGGGCGTCTTCCCATCTATAAGCTCGCCTTTATAAAATACCTTACTACCTTTTATTGTAACGCCTGGTATGTTAGCTAGATTGTTATTATAATAATCACCTACATTAGCGTAGAATTGGCCTCTACCGCCACCAATTTTTGATGAGGTAGCGTTGTGACCTTTCATGTATTTTACTATAAGCTCTATACCTTTTTTACCTTTTTCTTCTACAAGCTTTATATTGTACTCTTGTTCTAGCGCACGTCGTCTTTCTATAACCTGAGGTGTATTACCTAGGTTAGTATAACTACCGAATACGTCCTCTGCTGTTATGCCAACAGTTTTTAATAAATTAGTAGAGTTTTCTAATTTCAAAACACCATTTAAAACAAAGTTTTTAAAGCTCGCAACATTTATATCTTTTTGCTTTTTAAAGTATTTATCGATAGTAAGAGCAGCGTCATTAGCAAATTTATTTATAAGATCAGAGGTTAGCGACGTATTGTTCTCCTCTATATAAACCCTAGTCATTGCGTTTCTTAAATTAGCTTTTGTTACTTTACCGGCTTTTTGATTTATTAAAATATCTTTAAGCTGGTCAAGGTGTTTGCTTATATCCTGCATTTGCTGAGGGCTCATTGAAAACTTAATGTTTCCTCTTTCCGCTTGTCTATTAAATTCTTGCGCGTAATTATCTAACAGCTCTACACCCAATAATGTTTGATTTTGTTCAAAAGCTTTTCTGATGTCGCTGTCAGGGTCTTGCAGTTCTTTACTAATTATATCAAAAGAATACTCTTCTGCCATTGCTTTTGCAAGCGCTTCTTTTCTTCCTCGTATAACAGCATCACCTTTAAACATATAGCCTAAGAAATCCGCATCGCTAACGTTATTAACGGCATTCGGAATTCTTCTTACTAATTCCGCACCCGCTGTTCTTCCTGCTTTATCTGTGCTTACAGTTTCTCTGTCTATTTTTTTTCCTTTCCAGTCAGAAGTAAATCTACCATTAACCTGCTTCTGTACCGCAAATGGCATAGATTGCATTAGCCATGTGGTGGTCATGTTTTCTAATATAGGCTTTTTAAGCTTTAATAAGTTTTTTCGTAACTCACCATCTTTTTTAGCGCCGAGCATTTTCTTAAACTCAATATCCGCTTGCTTACCCATTTGCTTTTTAATTTCAGCAACAATTGGTGTTACGGTACGATTAGCGGAAATGCTTTCGTCAAGTTTAGACTTTAATACTCTTGTGGTAGATAGTATTTTTTGTTTTACAGAACCTGCTTGCTCCGTAGATAATACTTTACTGTCTGCTAAATTTCTATATTGCTTTCTATCGCTAACTTTAGTAGGGGCTGTAGCTTCTTCTTGTGCTAAGCCTTTTTGATCTTCTGCTTGTAGATTGTCTATTGAAGATAAATATAGCCTGTCTTGTTGAGGTTTTTTATACTCGTCTCTTACAACATCTTTTATTCTTAAAGCAATACGGCCATTTAAAAAGCCGTACAGTTCACCCCTGCCGTCCCATTTAGTAGTTTCCTGGCCTAAATACATTCTTTCAACAACGGCATCTGTAAAGCCTTCTAATTGTTGGGGTCTTAAATTAAATCTTTTAGCAACTTGAGCTTTTACCATACCAGGGAGCTCCATAGCAATATCAGTCTGAGCCTTCGCACCTTTTATATTTTCTTGTGGTATATTACCTAATGATTCTTGAGCGGAAGCCAATGAAAATGCTTTTCGTCTTTGCTTAGATTTACCTTTTTGCTCTGTGGTTAATTTTTTAACCAAATTAGTTTCTTTTGCAGATGTAATATCTTTTGTCGTTAGCTGGCCGCTTTTAATTTTTTGTGCCATGCCCACCACAAAGTTAAATATGTCCTGCTCACCTTTAAAGTTAAAGTCGTAATCAGTGCCAAAAGTTTTTTGAACCATTGTACCAAACAAACCTGATATACCTTTTGCTCTTTGTGCGTTTGTTATTTTGCCATCTGCCACATATTCTAAAAACTTAGAAATAACCTCAGCAGAATCCATAGCACCATTAACGTATATGCTATCGTTTAATAACTGATCGTATGTAGCTCTGTCTGTCGCTTTTAATGTGGTTAACAATTGTTCAGATATTTGATCAAATGCACCTTGATTTTTTTGGTCTTTAAATATTTCCCAAAAAGCTTGGTGCCCAACCTCGTGCGTCCTTGTGTATTTTCTTTGGTTGGCTACTTGGTTTTCAACAACCGCTATAGTTAAAGATTTTATATTACCTTCAGACTCTACAGCCGCTCCGTCATTACCATTGTCAATACCGTTTTTAAGCTTTTGTTTATCTTCAGGCGATAGATCTTCTCTAGAGTCTATGTAATTGTTGGCTTCTTGTCTTGTTTCAAAAGATATAAATCCGTCTTTACCTAAGAAGGCGCCTTTACCAGATTGTTGTTTAGAATTTTCAGCCCTTACTTGATCGCCAAAATAAAGATTGTAAGCCCTATCTTTTATGTCGTTTTCAGAAGATGTTTTACCGCCTTTTTCGTCACTTAACTGCTGAGTTGCTGTATCTATGTAATTATCGTAAGCTTCTTTATCTAAAGCTTCAAAAGCAGTAAACTCAGTTTCATTTTTAAGCATGCTGGTGTCAGACACCGCGTGGTCTTTTATTCTAACTAGGACATCAAATTCTTCCTGCAATTCTGCAATTTGCTTTTTCTTTAAATCTTGCGAAAGATCTGGGTCATTAGCAATTTGCTGTGCCTTGTTTTGAAGATCAGCTTGTTTTTGTATTATATTAAATACATATTGGCCACCTCTTTCTGTTAGGTTATTGTTTATTATATCTTCTTGCTTTTTAATTTCGTCTGCAAGTTTATCGCTTTTTGCAGCGATCATTTCAGATATTTTAGTTCTAGCGTTGTCTGTTTGCGCTGTTTCCCAACGCTTACCTAGGTCGTCTATTTCTTTTTGTAATGTACGTGCTTTTTGAAGTTTATTAAAGCTAGTGAATTTAGAATTGTACATTCCTTTTAAAAATGGCACTCCAGCAAAAGCAATACCAAAACCAAAACCAGAGAAGCCCGCGTGGTCCATACCTTGCGTGAATGTATTGCCATCTATCAAATTTTGCGTTCCTACTGTAGCAATTTCGCCACCGGATTCTAAAAGACCTTCAAATACAATACCTTTTTTGTTATAACTTTTAAAGAAGTTAATCATATTGTTTTTAACCAATTGGTCCTTACCAGCATTAACCCAAGCTTGATTTGCTCTTTTCAGTATAGGAACAGTAGTTAATCCCGCAAAAACACCTTCAGCGGCACCATACCCTAGTGACTTTAGCCAAACCTCTGTTCTACTGTAATCTGCAGTACCATTAGATATTTCGGCTTGCATGTCCATCATTTTGCCGCCTGCTGTTGTAGCACCAATAACATAAGGAGCTGCAGTACCGCCAGACATAATCATTGTGGCTATTATAGGTATTTGATTAGATATTTCCTGCGCTGCAAATTTACCAAAGTTATAGTCTTTAAATGCTTCGTTAAATTGAACGTCTCTTACAAAACTATTTCTTATCTCTTGAGAAGCTTGCGAATAACCAGCTCCAAACGCATCCCAGCCGGCTTGTGTCTCATCGTCAGCAAGCAGCATAGGTATGGAGCCTAATAAATAAACGCCTCCAACCGCTATATCCGCAAAACCTAAGCCTACATTTGTAAGGTATTTTTCGTGGAGATCGTAATTTTTTGAAGCTGCCTCTATGGTTAAATTAGTATCTTTAATTTTTTCAGTTGCAACGTTTTGTTGGTCACTAATGTTTTTAAACAAAATCTCTGTCGCAGACATTGTTGCGTTTAATTGATTCGCAACTTCTACGAAACTACTGCTTACTTCTTGTCCGTTCTCTAAAACAACAGTTTCAGCCATAGGATCTATAAATATATTATTTTTAGCTCCCCATTGTAAAACTTTATTTTGATCGTCTGCAGAATATTCCCCGCTGTTAACTATTTTTATAATATCAACGGTTTCACCTCTTGTGTCTATTAATGTTTCAAGCTTTTTGGTAGCAGTATTGTATTCTTTAGCTAAATCACTTTTAACCAAGCTCCCACCTGCATACATTTCTTCTTGCGTCAAAACACCTTCAGAGATAGCGTTTTCACGGGCATTGTACTTAGCCTCGTTCATAGCTTGCTCATAAAGTTGATTCCTAACAACTTTTTTAGAAGCCTCTTCTAATTGCTCGCTAGATAAATCTGGATATTGCTGTTTTAGCAATGTATTAGCTTGGTTTAATTCTTTTTCATACGGTTGCGTTACAACTGTATACTCTTGCGACACAACAGCAGCTCCCCCATAAGGTGATGAGTAACCGCTTCTTACGGTTTTAGTTTTTGTATCAAATAAATCTTCTGACTTTAAATACTTATTTGTATTTTCAAGACCAGCATTTTTAATTTCTTGGTTATTATTTTCCCAAGATAAATATTTTTCTTTAGTAGAAGTGTTTACAGGTGCTTGTAAAAACTTTTCGTGCTTTTTTGTAAATTTTTCTAAAATATTTAAATTACTTTTCCAAGCTCCAGGATCAGTAGTATCAAATTGTAATTTTACAGAATCATCTACGCCGGGTATTGTGACCTTGACAACATCAAACATGCTAGAAATTTGCGCAGGGCTATCCGTAATATAATCTGTTTGAAAATTAGATTCTTCAAAATTTAAACCTGAATTTTTATAAAGCTCCTGTAAAGTCTTAACGCCTTCTTCTTCTTCTTGCTCAAATAAATCTTGATAATCAGTACCTTCTACATATGTATTTGTTTCGTTATCAAATTTAACACCTTTAAGATTTGATACTAAATCCAATGAACCATCTCCCGAACTGGAGACCCCATTGTCGGACGCTACGTTTATTCCTGGAGTTACAGACGCACCCGTCTCCACAACCCCGTTTTGAAAATCCTCTACAATGCTTGCATCAGGATTTTTATATTTAAAGTAAGTAAGTTGATTTTCAGTATAATCTTTAGTATCAACAACTTCTCCGCTTGCTAATTTATATTTTGACATAACTATATAAGTGAATTATATTTTTCCATTAACTTATCCGCAAACTCTTGAGTTCCTTCCTTAAGATCGGGATATGTTTTTTTAATAAACTTTTCTGCCTCCTCCATTATATCTGGAAACTCTACTGCAGACGCAGGCGTTGTAGTTGGCGTTTGGTTAGAATTATTAGTCTTTCCAATTGGTACATATTTAATTTTACCATTTGGATCTTTAGGTAAATAAATAGCAAAATTACCAGCTTTACCTGTTGGTGATTCTGTAGATGTTAAATATTTTGTTTCTGGAGATTTATAACCCGAGGTACTTGATCCGCTTCCCCGATTAATTTTAGATTGCTTGTCATTGTAACCCTGGAGCGCGCTCGCCGAAATACCCTCCATTAATTGATTTATAACTATTGTTTGAAGTTCGTCTGTGTTTTCAACGTTATTGAGAGCTTCTTGATTAATAGCCATAGGTTGACCGTTAAAAAAACCGTCTGCCGCTATAGAGCGTAATGCGTCTGGGTTTGTGTTAAATGCTTCCTCAAGCTGTAATCTTATGCTTGACGCTTGCGTTGGGTTAAGCTTTGCTCCTGCTTTATATACTGTGTTAGCAATTGTGGCTATAGACGTTGCTGTCTTAAAAGCTTTTTCCGATGGATTCTTAAAATCCCTAAAATTAACTTTTTTGCCATCCGAGGTGCTAAAAATAAAATCTCCATTCTCTATGCTAAAATTTGTTTTAGGATCATATATTTCTCCCGCCTGTTTTTTACGTACTAGATCGCCGTTAGATAGCCTGTTGTTTTGAAAGTCATCAACGAACTCTGCTTGATTAGCTTTGTATGTTTTTAATGTACTAGATAAATTAACAAAAGAATTGTTGACGGAATTCATTATGTCGGCATAGTGCATGTATTCCGGATCACTCGCGGAGTAGTTTACTATCTCGTTAGCCGCTTTTACGTATTCGTTTTTTTGGTTAACTAAGTAACTTTGAATAGCTTTTTGCTGTTCCGGTGAAACCCCTGTTAAATCAACATTTGATTTCATTTTATTAACATAGCCTGCTATTTGCTTGTCTACAGCTTTAGCTTTGATTTCCTGCTCTTTTACAAGACGCCTTGCTCTTTCTCTGCCTGCTTGAATACCTTTATTAGCTTTTTCAAGTTCAGCACCTACAATACCGCCTACATCTAAAAAACCTCCATCCTTAAGTCCTCCAGTTGCAGCAAATAATTCCCCTTGTATTAATTGTTGATTTGCCATATATTTTTTTTTATCCTGACTGTGCGCCCATCATGTTTTCCATAAAGCCAAAGCTTCCATCGCCACCACCCATTTCAGATAAGCCTGGTATTGACGGCAATACAGCCCCGGCTAAACCGGTAACCCCACCTATTATTGACTTCGTAGCTGCTGCTTTAGCTGCTTTAGCTGCGCCAAGCCTTTGTTGAGACATACCTAATAACGTTTCTGTTTGAGATTTTTTAGCTTGCCTAGATTGTAGCTCGCCTGCGCGCTCTTGCATATCAAGTTGGCTTGCCATGTTTCGCTCTGCCATTTGGTTTGCTTGCTCTTGCTGGCCTATGCTAACGGATGCAGTTCTTAAATTTTGTGATTGTTGGTTTGCTAACGATTGTGCTAATGCTGCAATTCCAGATCCGCCAGCAGCTCCTTGCAGACCAGACATAGTATTCGCTAAGGCTTGCTGTTGCTGTTCTGCTGCAAATTGCGCTTGGCCTTGATTTACAGTTAAGTCTTCCATGGTGTTTTCCATGTTAGCATACGCGTTAGATGTATCTAAATTTTTAAAATTAGCCATCTGTCTGTTATATGCTGTTTGAGCATCCCGTAATTCTCTTTTTCTTTTACCGCTACCAATTATGCCGCCGGCAATTCCAGCGAGCCCTTTGACAGCTCCTAATATTGGTAACATATATTTATTTATTTATAGTTTTATTATTACGTGTTATTTACTACTCTCAAAAATCTCTGTTCCCACAGAAAACATTTCTACACTATTTAAAGAATTGTTTCTGAATTGAGCATTTAGATAGTAACCTGTAAGTGAATTTATATTGGTTGAGTTTGTTTTACTAAACAATATAAAGCTAGTGAGTGAAGGTCTTTGAGCGGCGGGTTGTATTTCGCAGGTAATAGAGTTATTAGCATAATCAATTGCTGTTATAACTCCAATTTTCTTTATTGTTTCACCATTTGGATCATTTGTATAGTAAGCAGTGTCTCCTATTTGAACCGAAACTTGTATAGGCTCTGGGAATATTAATGTTATTTCGTCCATAATTAAGGGTGTGTATATGTTAATGTCGCTCCTTCTCCGTAAGATCCCCCTATACTGTACACGACCGCTTTATATTCATAAGTAATACCTGAAACCAAAGGAAATTCTGCCGTGTAATTAGCTGTACCACCACCGCAATTGCAATTATAAAATTGGGCGTTTGCGTTTGGAGTGGTTAAGTCTAAAACCTGTATGCCTTTTCTTTGTATTGTTCCGCCGTTTGCATTTATATTTGTCCCGCCCGCAATTAGAACAGGGGAGCCAGTTATTGGATCTGCGCCAACTGTTCCTGGCTGTGTAGTTACGCTACCAGGAGGATCAGGAACTACTAATATAGTGTCTAGATCAAATGAAAACGTTACGTCATCCCAGCCATAAGCTTGAGTGTATACCTCGCTGGTTAATGTCCAGTTATTAGGATCTCCAGGGTCATTTTCCATGTCTATATTAGTTAGGAAAACCTGATTGTTATTTGCTAAGCTTAATGTTGCGGTAGAATTATTTAAAACTGTTATTGTATCGCTAAATGTTATTTCTTTTGAAGCCGTGTTTACGCTTAATACCGTTATACCATCCGGCAAATTAGTATCATAAAAACTCATTCCAGCGGTTATATTAGTTACGTCTGTTACTTTTTGTACATCACTAGAACCACCACCATCGAAAGTTATAGGGTATTCAGGTAGATTTATAATATACGCATCATTTATAGGAGACAGCGCAACTAATGTATTACCTGTGTTGTTGGTTATATTAAAGGAAAGACTAAGGGGCGCTCCAGGCTGTTTTGATAGTCCAGTTGAAATATAGTTAGCGGGAGAAACACTTATAGACCTAGCTGTAAATGTGTTATACGTTACGTTTATTGAAATGTATTGATTTAAATTAACAGTAACCTGTTGGTTAAAACCTCCATAAAAAGCGCCATCAATTGTTATGCTATACGCTTCATTACTTGTTACAGCTGGAAATGTTGCTGTAGCAATATCACTACCAGTTAATTGTATTGTTCCGTTATACGTGTTACTTCCGGAAAATATAGGTTTATTAGATGTCAACGTATAATTAGCACCAACATCGCCTGATACAGTATACGCTCTTGAAGCCCCTGCTTGAGGGAGCGTTGAAGAGTCAAAAGAATATGAGTCTATTTTTAAGGTTGGAGCAAAGGCTACCGCTGCTATTTCCCACGAATCCCCAGCAATACTTGCGTTCCCAAAAGTATAAAATACTTCTATAGTCGTGCTTATTACTTGGTTTTGAGCGTTTGTAGAGTGTGAATACGATACACTGTAATCAGCCATATTACCACTTGTTATAGCTATAACGGGAGTGTTAACAAAATAAGTGCCAGGCTCAGCTGATATCACCTGAGTAAACACATTTTTTGTTTGGCCAAAGTCACCAGGTGACGAATATGAGGCGTTCAAAGTTGTGGGCAATACATTTACAGCTTGCGCGTACGTTACTGTTCCTGATACCGTCGTTTCGGCTGTAGTGGCTATTCCTTTTATACATAAATCTATTATTATGTCGTAAGCAGGCATAACCGAGCCTGGCGTTAACGTAACAGTACACAAAACATTGTCAACGTTTATAGCGCTTTGGCTAAAAACTACATTAGACACAAAATTTGGGTACGGCAATATAACACTAAAATTATCTGCATCTAAAGAATAACCCGGGTCAGGCACTAATGTAAGTATAATGTTTTCAAAGTCTGTTATAACAGTGCCAGCACTTATAGCGTCTAGAGAATGAAAGCATTCTACTGAAAAATTTCCTACGTTTACTGTATTACTCATATTAAGGTATTATATCTCCAGTTAAAACATCTAACGTTAAAGCGGAGTTATTTGGTTGTACTGCCGCATAAACTTCTTGCTCCTCTTTAAATATTTGCATTGTAACCCCGTCCCCGTGTGTATTTAAAACTCCACCCGCAACATAAGTATCTGGAATTAATCCAAAAACAATGTAACTAGGATTATTAGGGTCAGGTGAATTTGCTATTATTTGTTGAGCTGTTTCTATATCTATGGTTACTAAATTATATCTGTCTCTGGTAGTGTCAAAGTCATCATTTGCAGTAATATATTTTTGGAATGGAGCCTGATGTCTAAGATCTGTGTCCGTAACGCCTTGAGCAACCGCGGAAGGTATTGTACCCGACCATAACACGTCTCCCGTTGGGCTGTTTGGATTGCCGTTGGCGTCTGTACTATATGAATCAAAACAATGTTGACTCCCCGGAGGAGGTGTTAGATCATCAAACGTATTACCCACATAAACTCTAGCAAATGTTACGCCATTCCCTGTAAGCATGTAAGTACCTCTTCCGCATCCGTGATTACTACCGTCAATAGCAGCCATTTGGACTGGAGTAGGATCTATTGCATTTGGATCAACCCAGGTTCTTGCTGTTTGTGCGCGTCTAGTTGTTATTAAAAACTCTAAATTAGCCACAGCCGCGGCAATAGTGTCACCTACTACTTGTTGCGTACCCGTATTTCCATCAGGATCTTCCACTGTCATAGTGAAATCTATCAAGCCAGGTTGCTGCCCGGCTGGTACACAGCTATTTGGTATATACCAATTACCTGTGCCGTCATTAATAGGTTCAGGTTGTGCCATCCAAGCTGGTAAATTAGGAACAGGTCTTTGAATAAATAATTGCTGTGACTCGTGATCTGGGTCTGCTAATATTATAGGATTATAAGTAAAGCAATCACCTGGCAATAAGTTCGGCGTTGGAGCTATACTAACAAAATAAGGATCTTCGGGCACTTCTAAAAACTCTAAAGTAACAGTAAAAGTATTACATATAGAACCACAGCATGCTTCAACTACAAATGTTCCTGCTTGCCCATAAAAATTTAAATTAGGATTAAATACAAAAGAGCCGCTTGAGTTTAATGTTAAATTTCCACCTGAGGTAGAATCTAATACTAAACTATACGTTGTAGCTTGAGAACAATTAGTAGGGCCTTGCAGTTGCACAGTTAAAGGAATGTCTTCTGTTCCTTCATAAAACTGATCCACCACGTTTGGTAATTCCTCTTCTACGTAACACGAAGGATCTATACATACATTTATATAAAAAGCAGTAGGTTCAGTGTCGCCGGTTAGCTGGTCTGCTCTACCTATGCCTTGTACAGAAAACTCAGGCGTGTTAACATTAGTATCACAATTGTCGTTGAAAAACGTTGATAACCCTTTTATGTGGTTAAAATGTTTGCCTTCTTTTGTTATGAATTCTTTAACTTGACCTTCTTGCAGGTCAGTGTAAACTGAATTAGCATACCACCCCGGTGAAGTTGTAACGCCTGTTGGGGTTAAACCTTGAGCTACAATTTCAGCTATTGAAAATTCTCTTAAATCATTCGATCCGTCAACAACAGAATAAATGTATTCTAAAGATTCTGTGCCGGTATAGTTTAATGTTTTAAAACCTTTAACTACAGGAGAGGCATCGTTTATTATTAAATCAACAGAGCTTTCATAATACTTACCACCTTTGCTTTGTGGCCCTATGCCGTAAAAACTATTGTAGCTGTCATTACTTTTGTGTTGCCAAATAGCCCCCGATTTAAATGTATAATAATTATCATTTAAGTAAGCGCCACTTTCAGGTATAAAAGTTTTTCTACTAGACCAGCCGTTTATGTTTTCAGCAAATGACACTGTAGTTTTAGTGGTTGGTAACTTTTTAGTGGGTACTGGACAATCTGGATCTTGGTTTAATCTATCAAAAACTTTTACAGATAATTTATCTTGCCACTCTTCGGTTAAATTAGCCAATGTTAAGTTGTATTCCCCAGAGGTAATATCGTAAGAACCGATTAATCTATCATTGACTATTAAATTGTCACCAAAGAAATCGCCCATTCCATATCTAGAGACCTCTTCTATTCCATCTCTTGATAACCTTAAAACAGCACCTCTTGCTTGATCCGTAAAATAAACTCTATATCCAAACTTAGCAAAAGATTCTGGGTGATTTGATATACCAAATTCTCCAGCAAATGGTACAGATTGCCCCAGCACATTGTTTGTTCCGGTTAGATTTGTATTTCCATCGGCGTTAAATAATGCGTCTTTATTAGCTAGTATTTTTAATACTTTATCCTCGCAAAAAGTAACAAGATCAGTATCTCTTGTATGCAATTTCTTAATGCCGCCGTATATAGGATTAAGATCCTTAGTTATTTGTAACCCCTGTATAAATTGGTTTAAATTATTTATATTAGAGTTAGAATTATATATACCCGAGTAAATAAGACCATTAGGCTTTCTTTCTTCTCCGTAAGGCTCATCTAATGGAGCAGACACTATTGGCCCCTTGTCTATTGTAGGTTGATTATAATCATCTCTAATGCGGTTTGATTCAACGCCGTTACCATAAGAGTAGCAGTTGTGCCAATCTAGTGTTTTTTCTACTCCATGCTCACTTATAGGGAATGCGTCAGATGCTTGATAGTATAGGTCTAAATCAATTGCTTCTCTAGGCTCTGTTTCAAAAATAGCTGGGTTTGTTGATGACAAGGTTTTGTTGCCTGATCCAATAACCTCTTCCAAAACTTGTATACGAGGATTGGATCCTCCACGGTCTTTATCTAATGAATTTCTATCCCCGTTGAATTTTGCAAAAAAGTCTATATTTCCATTAGGACCAAGCGGCTCTTCTAACTTAACGGCTAAAGTGTACATGTGATTACCCGCGTCGCTATCAGGACAGCAATTTGTGCAAGGAAACCACCCGCAAGTTCTCATCTTGCCTCTTCTTGACCTACCAGCCTCTACATCTTCAACGCCATATACGTTACTTTTGTCGCCGTTTCTGCTATCTATAAATCTTACTAAAACCCCTGGCTGCAGTAAACCATTGTCTTGACCAATATCTCCCGCTAAAGGACCTAAATAATCACTACCGCCAACACCCGCGCATCCAAACCCAAACGATGATTCCCCGTTTGTTGGTGGATTATACCATGCCCTCGTATTCGCACCTTTGTTGACGCCATTACCTCCCCAAGCACCAAAGCCCATAACTTGTTCTCGAGAAAATTCATCTCCACAGCATTCAAACCAGGGATCATCATCTTCTCCTGGATCTTGATAATTCCAACCAAATCTATTGCCGTTCCCTTCTGTATTGGTGCTTTGTTTAAATACGTTTATTCGCTGCTCTCCTAGAACACCGTACACTCTGTTCATGGCGTCAAAAGGCTTAATTACATTTTCTTGAAACGCAAAATCTCTATTAATTTTTACAAAAAATCTACCTTCAAATTCAGGCTTATTTTCTTTAACTTCTTTAAAAACATTTATTGAAACTGTTGCACCTTGCGCTAGATCACTTAAAAAGTTTGCGTCTTCACCTAATGGTTCGTCCAATAAAACTTCATAAAGGCCACCTGCTCCAGTTGGGCCTCCACTTGCTATTCTGTATTCCGCTGTTCTTGATCCACCAAATCTTATTACAAGCAAATGCTCTGATGTAAAAGCTTCTTGGAACGGGAGGTTGGTTACATTTGATGGGCCATTAAATTCTAGTCTAATAAAATCAGGCTCAAACCCTGTTTCAATTTGTACCCTAGCAAATGCTACAGACCTGTTAAATGTCGCAATAAAATCCGGAGCTTCAGGCTCTATAGCTAAAACCTTATACCTTGCTTCCTCCGCAACATATATATCTGTGTCGTGCTGCTTTTTTAAGACTAAGTAGGATTCTTCTGTTATTTTGTTTCTTTCAGACGAAGGGAAGCTTATCCATACATTCCCATCTTCAGCGTTGTAATAGCGATCTAATGCTAAATTGTAATATTCGTTTGATGTTTCTTTTATAAAATATTTAAAATGCGTTGCCCACGAAGGAGGTGCATGATTAGCTAAAAATTTCAAGCTAACTACAGACGAGGCATCTGACTTAGGTATCGCTATAGACGCGTTATTATTTGTAAACACAGGTGTTTCTCTGCCATACCCATCTAGATACAAAAGGCCTGCTTGGTACGTTCTTAGTGACTTTATAGAATCGTAAGGCATTCTTAACAAATCCTCGTCATTAGCGCCAGGGTGTGTTAGCGTTTGCTTATCTACACTAATATCTATTACAGCAGGTACATTATAGTTCTGCAAATAGTTGCCGTACACTATTCTATTCTTCGTTATCTCTAGCGCCTTAGCTTTGCGAGGTACGTTGTCCCATGGTCTTATTATTTGATTAGAATCAATTACCGCGCCAATAATCTCAGATTTTATACTAAAAGAAGTTATTGATTTATCGTCAATTGTATCAACCAGATAAACAGCATTAGATATAGACTCTTTATATAGAATCTCAATTTCTTTAACATCGTCATTACCCCAGGTTAAATCTAATATATCTAACTTTCTTATATTATTGGTCATACCAATATTGTAAGCGTCAGACGATACATATTTAAATTCGTTACCTAAGAACGCTGGTTCTGTCCAAGGAGAGAAGGTAGAATACTGATTATCTTTGTATTTCCATCTGTACGCAAAACGTACAAACCTAAACTCGAACATAGGCGCATCTTCTTCCAATAAAATTTCCCAAACAATCGGCTCTATATTGCCAAGATCATCATAGGCTTTAATTATGTCTTGAGATATGGATAAAATATTTATAGTAATAGAAGTAGTTCCTGATCCAGAAACAACTTCTGCTCTAATACCAAACTCATTTATTTCGTTTGAGTCGTTTATGCGGCTACCCACTAAATTTACTATACTCCCTGCAGCCCAAGTTGGAGCAGCGCTAGTGGTTATAGTTACTTGCCCTGTAATCCCAGCAGGATAATTAGTTGGATTTTCTTGCGCCTCAGCGTAGGTGGGCATAGAAATGTAGTCTTCTGGATCAGCATTAGCTGGTATAAATGTAAAGTTTTCTTGATCTGTTACGGTGTATTCAGAAGTTACAGGAGTTATACCTGTACCCGGACCGCCAACAACGCTGGCAAACATTGCTATATTAGGAGAGGTTAATGGGGATTTTTTTATTACAGTAATATCTTCTTCTACAAAGTCTCTGCTGTATATTTTAGAGTGAGTTGTAAAATTAGGGGTGGAATTTTGAAAGTCAGCAATGTTCAATCTTTTAGGCTCAGTCTGATCGTCTGTCCAATATAAAACATTATCTATAACACTTACACCAGTTATTAGGTTTTCTTTTCTAAAGTTTAAAAAGTTTGATATTGCCTTGTTTTCAACCAAGAGAGGCGAAACAGTTTTATCTGAGTCTAAAAATTGTGCCACAACGCTAACTTCGTCAGAGGCTATAAACCAATATATTTTATTAGTCAACGTGTCTACAAAGCTGCCTATACATATGGCATTAGTTAAACTATTAATATAATCACTTCCCCATTCTATAAACGAAGATGTAGATGGATTATATGTTTTGTTTAAAACCTCAGTATTACCTTTTATATTTTGTAAAGCACCCGTATCCGATCCTTCAGATGTGGATATTTCTAAATTTAAAGCATCTCTATACTGGCCTTCTGGTATTAATCTTTCGTCTTGGTCCTTGTTCATTTTACCGCCACGAAAGGTGTGCAAGAATTCTGCCATGTTAATGTTTTATTTGCTTAGATTTACCTCTCATTATTTGAGTAATCTCTTCTAATTTTATATTTGATAATCTTAATTTAGCGTTTCTTTTAGCTGCTGAAGATTCTTTTTTAAATCTTTGTACAACATATTCTGGTATGTTTGGCCTAACAGATAAAATAGCGTAAGCAATATATTTATATAAAGCTTCTTCAGCTAACTTATGAATTACCATTTCTTCATCTGTAGCCAATCCATCAGAAACATATTTTAGAGTTACAATGCGATTTACCATATCCGAGCTAAACCTAATTAATCCCTGTATTGGGTCTATAAAAAACACGCCATTAGATTGCATGTATTGCGGATCTAAACCGTATCTTTGTCCAATGTTACCTCTTTTAATTAAATCTAATTCGCGTTCGCTTAAATCATTACCGTCACCATTGCCACGTTGCCTGAAGTCATGCCATGTATTAGATTCTTGCGACTCTAAAATTTCTCTATTCTGCTGATCAAATAAATATTCATAATTATGATCTTGTAATATTGGCAAAGGATTGCTTGTTTTTGATGTAGGGTATATAATACGTTCCACACCGTTATCGTTCCACGTTAGCTTTACGTAGTTAACATAATCTTGTGGCAAAACAAAATACAGCTGAGGTCCTATTTCTATTTCAACAGATTTGTTTGAAGGTAATATGTCAAAGTTAAATTCTTGTATACCACGCATTGCATGGAACAAAACATCAGTTCTTTTTATTTTGCTAATTATTTTCCCTTCACCAATATAGGAAATCATAAAGTTATTAATAACATCCTTTATAGTTGTAAATTGGTAATCACCGTAATTTTCATCCCAACTGTTCCACTGGCCATCTGCTCCGAGATAATATTGTTCGTTATTTTGAGTAAGTAATCCCATTTATTATGATTTTTCTTGTTGTGTATTCCTAACCTCTTCTTGTGTCGCGAGCTGATTAACGGCTAACTCTTTTGCTGCTAAACTTGCTAGCTCAAGTATCTTTATAACCAATTCAGTTTCCTCAGAGGTGTGCAGTTCAAAATCAACGGAATATGTTGAATCATATAAAGCTTCACCTAATACCATTTGGTATTTCCATTCAACTTTAGCAGGCTGCTTTATATACGTTAAATCTACATCTAGTTGTATTTCTTGATCTCCATATACTTTAAGGCCTCTGTTATCGGCTACATATATAGGTCTAACGTTTTTGGGTTTTGTAAGTGGAGAAGAATTTATATATAAAAACTCATTTGCATTAATCCTTTCTACAGTAACTTCTTCTATCGTTGTTTGAGGTGTTTCTGGCCCTAAAGCAGGGTCTAGTATTAATTTTGTTGTGGAATTTTTGTATATTACAGTACCAAGGCGGTACATATTTTGTGGCAGTATAAATGAACTATCTGCTATTGAATACACTAGATTATCACGTGTTTCAAATATAGCTATTTTTTCATCAAGTAACTTTAGCATATCTGAATATTCAGTATCATTACCTGGTAATCTACCAAATTGATTTATATCGTAAAAGTATTGCTCAAATAAATCTAACTGCGCTTGATTTGCAAATAAATTAAATTCCTGAGGCGTAACATACCCTCGTTGTTCTTTGTTGAGTATTGATAATACTCTTTGATAAACAGTATCTATGCTTACAGCCATATTCTATTATTTATAGTAATTAAGCCACCTCAAAGATGGCCTAACCACTATGAGTGACTATTAAAGTCGTTTTTCAATTGCCTTATAAACCTCAACACCGTCGTCTGTTTTAAACCAAGCAGCTAATGCTGAATATGGGTTTTCATCAAACGGTATAGTTAAAAGTTTTCTTTTGGCATCACCATATGTAAATGTTCTTTGATCCGCGGATAGCTGAATAATTCTAGCTTCAACCGCTTTAATACCAAAGTTTCTTAATTGCACGTTGTCATCTTGAGCTAGCTCCGAGAATAACAATGGCTTTCTTTTAGCAAAAATTAGCCCGTCTCTTTTTAATTCACTGCTAGACAGTTCGTTTACTTTATTACCAAACTCAACTCTTAATATAGCTTCTAACTCATCAACACTAAGTGATTTAGCTAAATTTAAAGCCGCTATCTCCGCTTCAATCCAATCTAATTGGTTTGCTGCTTGTTGGGCTGGTTTGTATTCTTCGTAAACTTCATTTCTAAATGGATGATATAAAGAAAGTAATTTTTGTAAAACTTGGTTTTCTTTTGGTACACGCAGCGCGCCATCTCTCATTACAATTCTACCCAGTGTAGCTGGCCCTTGTTGTTCATCAACAAATGGAGACCTTTGATTAGTGGCATATTTTAGCTCTCTTTGATACCCTTGCTCTTCGTCAAACCAAAGTAACGGCCGCTTAGCCGTATGTCTTGAAGGTATTGTGAATACTAAAGGTCGCTTATTGCTTTTTAACGTGTATAATCTATCTTTAATTTCCCACGTTAGTTTTGCGGGTTTTTGAACTGGTGCATTTTTTGCACTAGTTGGTTGAGGTGCAACCTCAATTGCTTCTTCTGCTTTAGCTTTCTTAGCCATAATATAATATAATAAAAATGTTAATAAAGGTAATAACTACCCCCGTAGATTCAACGAGGGTAATTACTACATTAAAGTAATACTAGACTGTTGATTTCAACAATACGAAGTTGTTAGCAGCTTGTACACATAGTGCTCTTTCAGATAAGAAATGAACATTCATTTCATCCGCGTCACTTGTGAAGTTACCACCAACTGAACCAGTTACCCAAGACTTTAATCTACGGTCATCAGCTTCAGAAGCTCTGTAGCGGATGTGTAGAAATGGTCGTGAGATATTTTTTCCTAATTGTTGATCATAAACTGTTGAAGTTCCAGCCGGTACCAAAACGCCATCCACATCAGCAACTAATCCACGAGTAGTAGAATCGTTTAGATATTTCCAGTCAGTTTTATAGAAGTCATAAGAACCTCTACGGAATCCAGAGAACCCTAAGTTCAACGCCATATCTGCAGAGTTGTCAAATACACCGTAAGATGTACCACCAGCTCCGTAAGTATTTTGCTGCGCAAGCATATTGTCAATAGACAAAGAAGTTGTTCTATCTAAGAAAAGCATGTTTTCCTCGATAGCTCCTTGCTTATCTAGCTCAGCTAAAATAGTATCAAATTCACCTAGCCCTGGGCTTGGTGCACCACCAGCGCCAGCAGCTCCAAAATCAGCGTCATTATATACAAGACCACGAGTTTCAAGCACAGAGAATAAACCGTCAGAACCAGTGATTGTTCCACCACCACCAAATCCAGCAGCTTGTGCAATATCTCTTGTTGTTCCGTCAATGTTTAATGATTTCTCAGCTTCTACCATAGCCATTTCAAGTTGATCTTCAAAACGGATACGAGCTTCGTGCTCAGATTTTAAGTACCAAAGGTAACCAGAAGTTCCAGCTTCAGTAGTTACTTCTACCCAACCAATTTGAGCAACATCAGAACCGTTTACATTATACTTGTCACGCAAGATAATTGGTTTGTTGTTGAAAGTTGTGAAAGAAGCGTCAACTGAATTACCAGCTTGTGAAGTCCCTTTAGAGTATTCAGATCCGTAAACAAATACTTTTACGTCAGCACCAGTAACTGTAATACCAGATACTTCACCGTAAGTGTCTACTTCTACATTTTGCCCTGTTACGGTCTTTACATAAGCTTTTTGAGTTGTAAATCCTTTAGACACAACGATTGTCATTCCTGGTCCAATCAAGTGGCCAGCTGGGAATGTAAGGTTAGTTGTATCTACTACTTCTACGTCATCATAAGCGATGTGTAAGCGCCCTTGCTCAGACCATACTACTTGATCAGAAGCCATAGGCATTTCAGCCCCAACCATACGTAAAAATCCAGAGATAGTACGGTTACCGTATCTCTCTACTTCTTTTTCGTATACTTCAGGTAGAAATTGTTGTGTAAAATCCATCTCTCCTACAGAAAGATAGTTGTCACCAAACAACCCTTTAATAGGGCGTGGGGTTAAGTGACTTAAGTTTGCCAACGAGGTTGGCGAAGTTGCAAATGCCATTTTTTTATTTTTTAATGGTTAATTATCTTTTTTTAATTTTCAACTTTGAACCACTAACACTATTGTTTGGAACCGCACGTATTTGCCAACCATTTGCCGTAGTAACTTTTTCATGAGTCCCTCTCGGATCCATATCTACGTTTTTAGATTTTTCAATACTGCTTTTCATTGCATCAGCTTTACCTTGTTCGTAAAAGTGATTAGCAATAGCATCAGCATTCATTGCTGTAAATAGAGATTTGTGATAACCTTTTGCGTCTACCATTTCATTTTTGTCGTTCAAGAACTTCTTGACGAAATTATTGATGTCGCTTTGGGTGTCTTTAACCTCTGTGGTATCTTTAACTTTAAACCTATACTTTTTGTCTCCAACAGAATAATCAAAACCTTTGAAATTCTCACTAAAAACAGTATCAGTTTGCTGTAAAAATATTTTTGCTTGTTGTTCGTTTTCCTTTTTAACGGTTTCTTGTTCTTTATTGTACCTGTTAAAAAAGTCAACGGCTTTTTGTTGTTCTGGATTTAATTTTGATCCAGCTTTAATTTCTTCGTAATAATTGTTTTTAATTTTTTCAAGATGTTGCTTTGCTTTAGCAGCTTCTTCTTTAAAAGCAATTTTAGCTTTACGTATTTCTTTTGGCTCATCTAACTCTTCGTCATATGAAAAGTCTTCCATAAGAAGTTCTATGTCTTCTTTATCTAAGTGAGGCTTAGTGGTTTCATAATACTCTTTAATAAGCTGTGCTTCGTTTAATGCAGAATAATCGGTATTGAGTTTTACATAGTCTTCTAGACTTCCTCCCGTGTCATTCATAAAGTCAACAACTTTTTGAATATTTTCTGGTAAATCAATGCCGGCATCAGCCTCAACTATAGCTTGCTCAACTTGCTCAGTGAGCTCCTCTACTTGTTCAACAACTTCTTCTTCGGTTACTTCTTCGAGAACAGTTGATTCTTCTTGTTCGGACTCCCGTACTTCTTCAACCACTTCTTCGCTGTTGCTACTGTCTTGGGATTCTCCGATAACAACATCGCTGTCATCTGCGCTTTGCTCTTGAACGGCATTTTCTTCTTTATTGAGTTTAGTAAAATCTACTTTTATTGTGCCTTCATCATCCTGGGATACAGGTGAGTCTACATTTTGCTCTGGTGCTTTATTTTCAGCAGCAGCTTGCTCTTGCACTTCCTCTTGGGAGTCAAGAACCTCTTCTTGGTTTTCTAACATGATAAAATATTATATAATTATTACTATTATTATTACCTAGGCTCGAAGGAACCTAAGTCAAATCCTCCGCCAATAATATCGTTTCCGCTAGATTCGAAGTTTTGAGGAGGTGTATTGTTTTTTCTTTGCTCTATAAGTTGGCTTTGTTGGGTTGCTTGCAGCTTTGTTCTTTCGTCTTTTCTGTCTTCTTTTTGCGTTTCTTTCTGTGCTTGACCTGATGTCTCTACGCCTTTTAATTGCATATTATATTGAAATTCCTGAGCCATCAATTCTTTTTTAGCTGCAACCTCAGCTTGCATTTTTTGCAATTCAAAATTATTTTCCATTTGCAACAGCTGAGCTTTTTGAGACGTTAAAGCTTGATTCTTTTGTACTTCAGCAGCGGCAGCTACCTCTTGAGCTTGTGCGTTTGCTTGCGCTTGAGCTTGTATATTCTGCTGCTGTATTAGCTGGTCTTGCTCTTGCTTACGCTTTCTACGTATTTTTAAAACTTGATTTGCTAACTTTATATTTTTAATTTCTCTTATGTCGATTGCATCAGATAGGTCTATAAGGCCAGCTGACAAAGCTGTCTGTATGTTATTTTCCAACATTGAACGTTCGTCATCGTCTGGCGCTAATTCTAAAAATATACCAAAATCATAAAGGTGCAAATCTGACATTTCTTTTAATGTAGCAACATTATGCCCACCTATTTTTTGTACAAAAGCATCTCTTGATGGTGAATATTCCAATATATCTGATATTCTTAATGATAAGCACTCCGCGGTTTGAGCAGTTATAAAAAGACCAGCGTCCAATATATGCCTTGTTGCGGTATTAGAATTCGCAGCGGCCATTTTCTGAATACCAACTAAAGCTCTTGAATCAGGGGTACTGCCATCTCTAGCTTCATTAAGACCTGTAACATCACGTATCATTTGCAAATAATAATTATACGTAGATATTAAAGACTGCAATTTTTGACCGCCAGACCCACTTGCTATTTCTTGCACAGGGACTTTGCCAGGATTCATGTCTCCCTCTTGAGTCATAGACCTACCTATAACAGAACCTGTTTGGAAAAACATATTTAATGCCTCCTGTGGGTTGTAGTTTGTTCCGTTGCCTAAATCTATTTCAGCTAAACCATCTGCATCAAGATAAACGCCGTCAGGTATCATTCTTGACATTACTTGCTGTAATTTAAGATGCGTCAGCTGTATCATATCCGCAAACCCTGTTATGCGGCTGACTATAGATTCTATTTTACCTTTATACATTCTTGGGGCTACAATACTGTAATTCATGAGCACTTTAGTGTGATCACTTTTTGGACGCATCATATTTTTTGCCATATCCCATTTTAGCAAAAAGTTAGTTCCTAAAACCAAAACACCCTCATATAAAACCTCTAATGATCTTGAAAGTTTTCCAAATTGCTCTTCAAGCATTTCAATAGGCGGATTAAATTGATCATCTCTAACAAGTATTTTACTTGCGCCTGTAGCTGTTTCTTTAACTTTGTAAACTTCGTTCATATAAGTTTTAAAATTAAAGTACAATACTTGCACCGTATTGCTATCAGACTGATCGTAATTTCTTATTGTTCTATCGTAAAAGCCGTTATTTTGAAAGCCCTGCTTGGATATTTGCTCAAGATCTTCTTGCGTTAAATCAGGAAATTGCTTTTTTAATTCATTTAAAGGTATGCTTTTAACTTCACCGCAATAGTATATATCATCAAAATATGGTGATTCAGTGTACGAATAAACTAAATTAGCGGGGTCAACATAATCAACAACAACGCCCTCTGATTTGCTAAATCTATTTTTTACAGCCCCAATACCTATAACAGATAGGTCGTATATAACTCTTTTCTTTGTTAAATCATAATTATTACCCTTTAACAAAGTCTGTATTGCCTGCTCTTCAGCTAACTCTACAGCTTGTTTATACGTTAGCTGCATATGTAACTCTAATTCTTCTTGGCTATCGGGTAAAAGATCTGGATTGTTTTCAAAAAGATTAATACCAAATTCTGCTTCTGCAAATTCGTTTAGCTCTTTGGTCTGCATATCACGTATAATGGATTCCATATAAGCAGTTCTTTTGCTTACACCATAAGGATCTTGTGAATAAGCTTTTATATCAAAAGACCTTTCTGAAATACCATTAACCAATATGTCTACAAATTTAGAAATAATTGGTACTGGTTTCCAATCTAAATTAAGATATGATAAATCCCCATTTATTGATAATTCATCTTTATACTTTTGTATTGGCTGTTCGCCTCTTGCGTATAACCTTAAATGATGGAATGTATTTTGATTGCTTCTATATCTCGAAGTACCGGAGTCCGATTTAAACCACTCGTCCTGAATAGCTCTACCTACCCGAAGGCCATACTCTGATGACATTTTTTCTTCGTCACTAGCAACTTGGCTAGGAAAAAAACTTTTTACAACTGACTCAGCCATACGTTATTTTATTATTTTCGATATTGTACCGCTATTTTTATATTTAGCAATATTTAAATTTAACTTTTGTTTTTGAACAGGGGCAACTGGCCTATATAAATGCCTATTACAGGCCATTATAGCAAGGCCTGAACTTATAGCGGCGTCAAACTTTGTTCTTTTATTTATATCAAATTTTGCCCAATCGTTTAAGGTGTTGTTGAAATACATGTCCCCATATTGACCATCTGCTTTTAAACCTACGTATTTATCTATATAAGCTTCTATAGCAGCTGCGTGAGCTTGTTTAATATCTTCGCTGGAGTTTGGAATTCCACCTATTTCTTTTTCAGCTACCGATAACTTATTCCATATCTTATCCGGTCTGTTCATTGAGTAGCCTCTGTACCCTCTTCTTTTAAAATAGTACAATAACCTAGGTTTGTTATTTTCAGCTAATATGGGCATTCCATAAAACACACAAGCCATAAGTACATCTTCAAAAAACATTTCAGAAGTTTGTGGTCTTGCAATGTATTCTAAAAAAAATGAATTTGGAGGAGCATTTTCCATGCTAAACTTAGTTAACCCATGTAGTGCACCCTTAGATCCCTTGCCGTCAACTGTTCCTGATATGTCATAACTATCGCACCCAAAAGCGCCAATATGTTCATTGCCGGGAAACCTAAGACCATTTTTTGTGTATTGCTTATTTTGCAATTCATAATTAGGAACCCAAGTTATTTTAAACCTACCGTTCGGGTTTGGCGTAAATTTAACTTTAGTGTCTTTTATTCCATTTTCCCACGAAAAGCTACCAATATTTACTACATTAGTACTTGATAAATCTTCGTTATAATCTATTTGTTCGTATAATTTAACAAGGTTAAATATACTGTTCTTTGTTTCATCTCTAAACGCATGCTCTTCCGTGCGTGGAAACTGTCTATAAAACTCATTTAAAGCGTCCTGGTCGCCTTTTAATCCTTCCGCTTCATTATTCCAATGCTCGATGACTCCGACTTCGATAGCGTCCCCGTGTGGGCCAATACAGTTTGCTGGTGGGTCTTCGAATACAGGCATTCCATAATTGTCAATGAATCCTTCGTAATTCCATTCCATAGGAATGAACAAAGAATATAATCCTGACTTAGTCTGTCCATTGCGGTTTCTTTTCGTGACGTCTGAGTCATTATAAAGCTTTTTAAAATTTTCGCCTCCTTTATCTAAAGCGTTTGACGTTGACCCCATCATGCACTTACCGATAATTCTTGCTCCTAGTCTTAGCGTTGTTTTCGTAACCCTCCAGTTGTTGAGGATGTTGTCCGGCCTTTCCCATTTTCCCGATTCATCGTGGACGAGGAGTTTAAGCTTCTCCCCATCGTAGGAGTTATCACCAGTGTTCTTCCAGTCAATCGTTGTGTCGAGCCCTTCCAATAACTCTTGATCCTGTTTATTTTGTATGGATTTTCTAGTGAGTCTACTGGCTGGTATTCTATAGGCAAGTTCTGTCTTGGGCCTGTCCATACCGTCCTGGATCGGTTTGAAAAAGAACGGGTAGTTGACTGATATTGGTACAACCTTGTCTGTGAACATTTTCTTAGCATCCGCTCCAGACTTAGACAAGATACCGTACCGTGCATCTGACGTAATTGTTGCCAAGTTAACGGTTTCTGCTGAAGACATAAATGAAAATCCTGAACGACGGTTCTTAAGGTAGCACATTCCATAAGCTCGTGAGTCTGCTTTACAAGCCTCCCAGAATATAAAGAATAATCTGTTTGCTTCCCTAAAGTCTGGCTTCCCAACGTCAATTTTGGAGTGCTGCAGGTACATAAAGTGAGTACCAGTAATGTAAGTAGCCATGCCCTTATTATTAAACCAATGGCCTTCGTCTCTTCGTTTAAATTGTTCATCTATATATGGTTCCCATTTTTCTTTGAAGTCATCAGGATAATCTCGCCAATCAAAAACGCTTTGTATTCGTTTTAACTCTTTAGGATATTCTTCTACCGTCCATTTATCATGCGACTTATCTATTTTAGCTGGCTCTTTGGGTAAAGCTATTTTTAAATTCTGTATATTATATATTTCACCTATTTGTCCAGTCTTGCTTATTACAACAATATCATGTTCTTTGCTGTAGCCGTATTTCCATTTCTTAGATTTGTTTAATCTAGATATTGTATTTTTCTTAATTGGCGTTATTACGCTATATAAGCTTTGCTCGTACATTATCTAGATCTTTTTTCAGCAAATCCGCTAAAAGTTTTTTTAGAAGGCTCTTCTTTTGGTTTTTCTAGCAAAAGATTTTCTTCTTCTTGTATTCTATTAAGTATTTCAAAAGCGTCGAATATAGCTAACTTTTTTGTAGCAGCAGCGTTTTTTAATCTATCGGCTGAGATGTCATCGTCTGAATCAACAATAGCTTCTTTAGCTACTTTGATTAACTCCTCAACCGCTTTATGTCCAGCTTGGATTATATTCTTCTTCGTTTCCTTGATATTCATATTTAATTGTAATTTGATTGGTTGGTATGCGATACAATTTTTGTTTATTAATAATAAACTCATATTCCATACCAGGTCGGAAACCGACTACATCACCAGGCTCTACACTTTTTAAAGCTGGATCTTTATATTTTAATATGCCTTTTAAAGGTTTTTCAAAATCAATAGAAAACATTTTGTCTTCTTTTATAGGAGCAACAAAATTATATCCCGATAATGGTATCCACTTAATTATATGCTTATAAGCGTATATCTGCATCTCATTCACAAAATATAAGTCGTCCTTATAATAGCTTCTGCTATTTTTTTCAACACCTCTAATATCTCTGTATCTTCTAAAAACGTTATGATGCACAATAACTTCATCGCCTAAACATATACCTGTTTGGTTATTTATAGGCAAGCCCATTACAATACCTATTCTTGAAACAAAATTATGATCCTGTAAATCGGTATTTAATATTAGTTCTGTGTTGTCAATTGTTTTAGAGTTGTTATATCTTTCGCTAACTGGCTTTATAACAAAATCAAAAACACCGTGCATTAATAATCTATATTATATTCTATGGCTATTGCCATATTTTTATTAAAATCTTTCCAAGGTATAACGTCATTTCCCTTTTGTATATAGATAGAGTACTTTTGTTCTTCCTCTATAATGTTAACTATAGTATGACCACCATACACTTCCTGTCCAACAGAGTAGTGCATGGCGTCATTTTTATAGTCTTTTCCTATACTAATCTTCCTTAGGAGATTCATTTTCTTTGATTTCTCCGCTTTGAATATCTATAGAAACGTTTCCGTATTTATCTTCAAGCTTTTGTTGAAGTTCATTTAAGCTTTTCTTAATACCTACTAACTGATGCAATAAATCATGCTTTTGTGCCTCTAGGCCACCTATTTGTAATTGATACTGATTAATTGCTTTTACAAGTTCTTGCAAATCAGAGAGTTCTCCGTTTTCTACTTTTGATACTAAATCCTTTACTTTACTCATTTTATTTAATTTAATTTTTGTTATTGCTGGATTTTTTTGCTTTTTCCCAGGTACGCCCAACAAAATACGCCCCGTATACTGTTATTAATAAAGATTGAAAAATTGGTATATATTCTTCAGTTATTGCAAACTCCCCAATGTTACCATCAAAAAAACACAATGCGGTAAATATAACCGTTAAATATATAAGCACCATTGGCCTTATGTTCTTTGAAAGGAAGGAGTCTGAGTTCATATCCGATTCCCATCTTCTAGTAACTTGCTCTTGTGCTTCCTTGTCGGCTTTTTCAAGGATTTCTGTAATTAGCCTTTGGGCTTCTAGTTTTTCCTCTTTTGTTGTAGTAAGATTATCTAAAACCTGCCCTACTTCTTTTATTACTGATCCCGTAAGCCATTCCCAAATTTTTTTCATTTGTATGGAAACATTTTATTTAACTTCTCTTTTCTTTTATTGCAACCGCACCCGCCGGGGATTTTATCAGCCAGCTTTTTTATTCCGGTTGCTTTTGTAAATTTTTCTATAGTATCCCCTAATCCTTTCAGTTCCATTAGCAATTCCATTTTCTTAACGCTAAAGCCTTTCTTGTTGGTTTACCGTTTGGTTTTTTCATTGGACCTTTTACACCACTCATTCTAGCGCAAAATGATTTTCTACGCTTAGCGGCCTTGCTACCTGGTTTTAATTTAGAAGGCTTAGTTGTTACTGCTGTTTTTAATTTAGATCCCGGGTTTTCCCTTCTGTAAGCGTCAACACCTTTTTGGTTGAGCCCTCCAGTTTCTGATTGACCTTCTTTTCTGGCCCAAGCCCCGCTTTTTTTAAACGGGGAGTTTTGAATATAAGCCATAATATTATCCTTTTGAATTTAAGATTTTTTGTTTTAAAGCGTCTGGCAAATTTTTCTGATTACCAATTAAAGCTTTCATAGCTGGGCTTTTAGGCATCATTTTATAAGGGCTGCTTTTCATATTAGCTGCGCTTGATAATGCCGCTTTCTGCTTATCAAACCCACCTGCATCGCTTAAACGAGCATCTCTTTCGCCTAAATCAATTTTACCGCCTTTGCCAACTGATTGTTTAGATTGGGCAATAGCAGCATCTCTACCACCTTTAAACCCTTCATATTCCGCCTTGTTTTCAGCAAGCTTTCGCCCGAGTTTTTCAAACTTTTTTTGTGATTTACCTAAACCTAAAAATCCGCCTTTGCCCATAACGTTTTTTTCTGCCGCGCTAAATTTACCATCTTTATTCGTATCGTATTTAGCGTATTCGCTAAGCTTTCTATTTGTTTTATCAATTTTATTTCCAGCCTGTCTAGTTTCTCTTCCGCCAATCTTAATAGCTCTGTTGTCAAACCGTCTTTGCCATGGTCGTTTAGCATCACCCTTAACAGCTACTTTGTATGAATTAAAATCTGTAGTTTTAGTTGTAGTACCTGGAGTGTAAGTATCAGGCTCGTATGTTCCTGTGCCAACCTCCTTAGTGTTTTTCTCTAAGTACTCTTTTCCTTTAGGTGTTTTTAAGAACGCGTTCCAATCCTCGTTAGAAGCATACCCACCAGAGCCATCATAAGTGTCCGTGTTAACCTTCTTCATTATTTCTTTGCCTTTTACAAGCTTATCCGGCTTAACTGTAGTTCTTGATGTTTGAACGCCTAGTTTGCCGCCTTGATAAGAGTCGGTTTGCTCTATAGTTTCTTTAGCTTTGTTTTCAAGCTTTACTTTTTGTTTTACAGGTGAGCCCATGTTTAAAAGCGGTTGGCGAACCATGCCTTTGTCTGTAGCGTGCTGCACTCTTGATGTGATTGGTTTATTCATTTTGTTAGTTTTTAAAATCCAGATAGGTTTTTTATTGCTGTTGACATATCGGGTACTTCTATGTTAAAATCTTTTTTAGATAGATCTTCCCCCATTTCTTTAAATTTTTTAGTATAGTCTACCTTCGGTGGCTCGGCTGTAGCTGCTTTTTCTGGGGCTACTTGCTGAGTTTTTTTATCCTTATCAAGGGCCGTGCTAACCATACCTCCTATAGAATCTTCAAATCTATCTAAAGTTTGGGCGTTTCCCTCTACCAAAGCCATGTTCATCTTCATTGGTGAACTTTTACATTTTTGTGTTATAGGTGTTGCTTTCATTTTAATCGTTTTTATAAGCTTCATCTTCCCACTCAAATGAAGCGTGTCCTTCTTGTAGCTTTTGGCCCGCACTAAAAAGCGCTCCTCCAACTCTTTCGTATTTTCTAGCAGGAGATCTGGTGTCTTTTTTCCAAATCACTTCCTCATTACTATATTGCAATCTATTTTGAAGCATTTGATCGTGGTGTACGTTTTCGTGATCTACCGCTTCTTTCTTTTGTTGAGCAGAAACATTTTTGTTTATAAAAGTAGTGCCGTCTCTATTCGCTTCAGCTATAACCCCATTGTCTAAAGATTTTTCAAACACCGGTCTACCAAACTCAGACAGTTCTTCGTTGATGCCAAATACTTCTCCTTTAGACTTTAACTTAAATGCCATTATTCTTTTTTACCGCCCATTAACTTTCCAGCTAACGCTCCTGCAGCGCCTTTAACTAAAGCAGGTGCTAATGCAGCAACTAATGGAGCTATTTTAGCCGGTGACTTTGGTGCTCCTAATTTGTTTGGGCCACATCCTTTGTATCCTTTATACGCCATAATTATCTTTCTTTATCTTTAATCATATCGTCAATAGCTTTGTTATAAACTTTATCAGTATATGTTTTGTTTTTATAAAATGTACTTCTTTCAGACGTTGGCAAATCCTCTTCAGCCAACATTATTCTGTATATTCTTTTAATTAAAGTTTGGCATTTAAACGATGTCTTATATATTGCATACTTCATCGTGGTTCTGTTGCGCTCCCGCCAAACATCTATCCAACCTTCTTTGCGAAGACGTTCCCATCGGTTTTTATCCCAGCTATAGGTGTACGCTCCTTCAATAAAATTATTACGTGTAAATCGCTTTTTGCAATCTAAGTAAATAAGCAATTCTAAATCAGCATCTTTTAAATTATAAGTTTTACAAGCCCATTTTCTTATGAGCCTGTAATACTTAAGTAAATTCATTTGCTGTAAGTCCGAGGGCGTTAAAATCATTCCACAAGCACTATATCAGTAATCTTTATAACGTAATACAAATTTTCTTGCCATTCAATGCCGTGCCCAGCGTGTTTGTCATATCTTACAATATCACCTTCAGAAACTAATTCTTTTACTTGGTCTCCCACACTAAGTACCTCGCCTTTTATATATCTTACGTCTTTATTCTGCTTTTCCGTTAATTCAAGACCTCCTACTTTTTTCGGCGCCTCTTTTATCTTGTTGACTATTACAAAATGGTTTATTGCTTTCATTATGCTAGTCTTTTATTGCTTATTACACAATCGGCAGATATTATAGTTGTTACCACACTTACAGCATTTTTTAATGCAGACTTAGTAACTAACACTGGATCTATAATCCCTGCTTTTATCATATTAACATCTTTGCCTGTTTTAACATCTATGCCTCTATTTTTAATTTGAGGATAAACAATGTTGATACCGGCATTTTCCAATATAATATGGTAAGGCTCTTTAATAGCCTCAAGCAATACCTCTTCACCCTTGTTTTTGGGTTTAATTAATTTAGAAGCATTTAACAAAGCAACGCCACCCCCAGCAACAATTCCTTCTTTATAGGCAGCTTTTGTCGCGTGTATCGCGTCTTCAACACGGTCCTTTTTTTCTTTAAGCTCAACTTTGGAGTCTGCTCCAACGTATACTATTCCAACCTGACCGGTTAGCATAGACAATCTTTGTTCTAGCTTTTTCTTAAAAAATGGGTTAGATTCTTCTTCTATTTGTTTTTCTACGTCAATTATACGTAAAGCAATTTCTTCACTAGCTTCACCAACTTGCAGTACAGTGTTTTTATCGTCCGTAACAGCTTTAAATGCGCTGCCTAATACATTAGGGTCTATAAGATCTAAATCGTCCCCTAACTCTTCGTTTATTATTACCGCGTTAGTGAGTAAAGCTAAGTCCTCAATTGTTTGCTGCTTAGTAGGGCCAAAACCCGGAGGGTCTACTATGTTAACTTTTATATTACCCTTAACCTTGTTTGCTAAAAGTGTTGCATATGGCTGTTGCTCTACGTCTGCTACAATTAGTAAACTTCTTTTTTGTTTTATAACATGCTCCAATATATTCTGCACCCTCCTAATGTTTGGTATTGGCGAGGATACTATAAGCACGTACGGGTTTTCTAATACAGCTACCCCTTTGTTTACGTCTGTAGCTAAATGAGGAGATTTTAATCCACTATCGAATTGTGCGCCATCAACAAACTCAACATAAGTTTCATTTGTATCAGACTCTTCCATTAATACGACGCCATTTTTCCCAACTTTTTCGTAAGCTTGTCCAATTTTGGTTCCAAGTTCTTCGTCGTTATTACAGCTAATAATAGCAACGTTTTTAAGCATTTCGCCTTCAACTTGAGTACTGGACTTGTCAAGATATATTTTAACTTTGTTAGCACCACTAATAATGCCTGCTTTAAGTTCTCTAACTTCTTCTTCATCTAATTTTTTGTTTGCAATTTTTAACAACGAATGCGCTAACACAGTTGATGTTGTTGTTCCGTCTCCAGCTTCTTTTACGGTATTGCTAGCGGCTTCCTTTATTAAGGTTGCCCCTATGTTTTCAACCGGATGTAATAAGACTACGCTTTCTGCAACGGTTACACCATCTTTTGTAATCACCGGTCTACCAAGGGCGTCTTCATATATTACGCATTTACCTGAAGCTCCTAATGTGCTCTTTACAGCATTTGATAATTTTTCAACGCCTTGGATAATTTGTTTTTTAGCATCACTGCCGAAAGTGAGCGTTTTTACTATTTCGCTCGGATTATTGTATTCCATTTAATTTAATTTAATTTAATTAACTCTTTGCTAGCAGTGTATTTATTTAAAGGTCTTAACTACTTTAGGTCCGTTCAAAAATTCAACTTTCTTTTTGTAGTGTTCAATAGTTTTATCTATTGAAGTTTCAGCGGCCTCCATTGTTTCGCGCCGCGTAACATCCTTCCAGGTTTCTTCATCGCGAAGATCTTGGTATTCTGTTTGGTAGTAACCGTTTGGTAGTTGAACTATTCGCCAGTTTGCTTTATCAGCTATATGGTTCCATAGTTTAATTCGGTTTTCATTTGGTTGTGGCTGACTAGTCCACGAATTAGTCTCGTAATAAAACGTCATTGGTTTTGGTTTTTATGTTATTATTTGGTTTGCACTTACCCGTGCCAGGTATATTATTATTATTACTCGGTTTTAGGGAATTTTACTTTTAATTTATAACTAACATAATTGAAGAGGGATTTATTTGGTCTTCAATATTAGATGCTATAGTAGTTTCTATTGCGGTAACCTGGTCTTCACCCATGGCTGCTTTACACCAAGCTACAACATCTTCATTGGTTAATTCATCAAAAGATTTAAAGCCGCTTAAATCATCTACGTGTAATATTTGGGTGCCAATTATATCACTTGTGTAAACTGTTTCTGTATCTTCACCCGTTACACGATAGTGCACGTTATACACAACATTTTCGTAATTATCTTTTTGCGGGTATACATCGACTGTTCTGCAGTCCCATTCGTAATTTATCATTTTTTTTATTTTAAATTAATTCTTTTAATAATATGCCGGTGTTTATGTATCTCCAAATTCCGTTGGCTTGGAATCTAAGCACAATCTTGTCGTTAGCATTGAATGTAGCTGTTTCTGCAAAATCAAATGAAACAACTTCTCCTGCGGTATTGCTATAGGAAGAGGTTCTTGACTGGGACAAAGATCCGTTTACATAAACCTGCAAAGTAGCAGAGCTTCCCGTGGGGCCTTGATTGTATGAGCTATAAGGGTTGTCTACTATACTAATCTTATTAACACAACCTTTAAAAGGTGGTATTATAGTGGCGTAAGCATAAGGAAAAGCGGTAGTCATCCCCGTATCATATATCGTTAGGTTGTTTGTGTTACTATGATAACCCCTCCAATTTAAAAACATTGTTTGGCCCTTAAAAGTATCGGCTTGCATTATTTTTCCCATATTACCAATTATTTTGTACTATATTTACCCACTCATATGTGGAAGATCCTGTTTGCATGCACATATCTACGTAGCTATTATTTCCAGATGTTCTATATCTTAATGTTCCGACATTTGTACTTGCCGCAGCCGAAGTATCATCAGCCATTCTAATGCCACCATTAACGTCTAATTTAGAAACAGGGGGGTTAATTCCAACGCCAACTTTTCCTGCAAAGGTAGCTGTAGTGCCGCTGAAAAATCCAATGCCACTTGAAACCCCACTAAAAGTACACACCTGATTAAACTGGGTAAAGGAGCTACTGCCAAATTCACTTACATTGGTCGTCATTGTTATATGATCGTTGCCTCCAGTCTGAAGCCTCATTTTGCCTCTTTTAGTTGAGCTAAACGACCAACCGTCCATTCTATCAACTTCTATTCCTACTTCGTTGTATTGGCCTGTTTGTGAATCCGTGTTAGCTTTGAAAAGCATTGTAACCGCGTCATTTTGAACCCCACTTGAATTTGCTGATTCAAAAACACAATGATTACCACCAAAAGAAGTATCCTTACTTGTTATCATTCCAACAGATATACCTCTAAGCATAGAACCACCACTTAAGCCGCTTGCTACAGAAAAATTACCTTGGTAATCCGTCCTTAGATAAGTGAAGGCGCTTCCCATCATACCCCTGCCTTCCATTGATATGGCAGCATAAGTAGCGGTAGACGTGCTAGTGTCTTCAACTCTTAAGGTTCCGTAAACATGAAGCGGGTCTTGCGGGACACACATAACCCCAACTTGTCCTTGTGCCGTTACTGACAAAACGTTCGAATTATTAACATTAACAAACATCCCGCCATTGTTGCCAGTATCCCCCTGTAGTCTTATTCTAGCGTTCGTATAAGGAGATGTTGTTTTGTAGTGCGTCCATTCAGATCCAACAAACCCTGGATTTTGGTGCCAGGAAATTCCCCCCATGTTTGGGCTGCTATTATTCCAATAAGCATAGAGGCCTTGAGCGGGATAAGAAGAGGTGGTGTTTAATCTTATGTTTCCATTTTCTACAGTAAGTTTATCGGTAGGGTTTGTTGATCCAATCCCTACTTTTGCGGCACCATATCCCATTATAACATCACCGCTATACCCAGATATAGTCATATTAGTAGTGGATCCGTCTTTAAAATATGTGGTTGTATTAGAGCCAACAACAAAATTTAAACCTCGATTTGTTGATGCTATTTCGTTGACTCCTGCAGACGAGTTGTTCTTAAGAGTGAGTGGATATCCTGTCAATCCCTCCATTATAATTTCGCCGTCTACGGATATATCGGATAAGGTTCTAACTGCCATGCTCCATTTTATTTAATTTTATTATATTTTAACTTATATGTTCATATTGTTAATCAATACTCTTATCGAGTTGGCCGCTGGAGCAGTGTTAAACGTTATATCAACATCACCGCCAGAGCCCCTCTCCACATCGGCTATAACTGTTGCCCCCGAGGAAGTATCAACTAGCTGCACCATAAAAGCAGTGGAATCATTTCCAAGGCCATGATTTTTGTTTGGCGCTGTCGCACCTGAATTTTGTAATGTTATAGTAGTTGCAGACCCATTGCCTATAGTTGAATGATATTTGCCTGAAGCTAAAAGATCGTATAACTCTATATGCTTGTTTGCATTCGCTACATCCCCGTCATATACAGGAATCATAACACTGGATTTGTCTAAAGGAGTAATATCTGCGTAAGCTAAGCTCGAAATATCAAGACCAACTTCTACTGATCCAGTAGCTGCACTTAAATTAATCCCAAGTAGATCTCCAGTTGTGGATGCCGCTATAGATACAACTCCTTCGTCAGACTGTACAATTGACCAATCACCAACAACCGAAGCGCTTGCTGCCGCATCGCTAACCGCTATAACAGAATCTCCAATATCTAAGGTGTCTCCAGAACAGTAGAAAGAGCCACCAGCCGTAGCAACCAAGTAGTAATCACCAGTAGTAACCGCAATCCTAGTCCCGGCACCGCCTGGACAGTTATATAGATAAGATCCAGTGTCTACGCCTGAGAGTATTTCACCCGTATCAGCTCTAAAAGTACCTTTAAATGTTAGTCCACCAGATACCAAACCATCTACATAAGCTTTAGAAGCTGCATCTGTTCCAGCAGATGGGGTGGTTGGTATTGTTACTTGTCCGCCAAAGCTTGATTGGCCTGTACCTGAAACTGTTAGTTCACCAGCTATCGTTACATCGTCTGGCAAACCAATCTGTAATTTATTAGCGGTAGCCGTCTGAGTTATTTCAACTTCATCGGCTGTGCCTATAATGTTTACTATATCTGTAGTAGAATCAGTACCTACTAATTTAATATCAACACCAGCTGTAGCGTTCGCCGCTGATTCCAAATCGTATGTAACAACATTTGTGTCTGTCCAAGGCACGTTTACAACAAGCTTATCTTCATCATCGGTTTCAACTTGATACAATCTGTTCGCTGAAGTTGATATATTTTCCGGAGCCTGAGTCGTTTGGCTATCTGCTACATTAACGCTAAACTGAGTACCAGTCAACGTTAGCCCTACGTCAGCTGTATATTCTGTATTATCGTTTGGAAAAGTATAAGTAATTAAATATGGATCTGCATTTGTTCCAGTCCCTGTTAATGCGGCTCCAGCTGTTCCAGCGGTTCCATTAGCAGCAAATTTAACAACCTGATTAGTTGTTACATCATCTGTTTGAGTCCCGTCAGTGATTTGCCATTGATCGTAATTTGTATCCGCTCCAACAGAAATCCATATGGTGCCATTGTATACTCTTAATTCGTTATTAGCGGTGTTCCAATAGGTTTGACCAATTGAAGGCGATGGTGAGGTGGGGTTGTTCGCCAATGGGTGTATTGATGCGAACTGTAATTCTTTTGTGTTAAGATTAATGTTACCATCTACATCTAATCCGACTAAGTATTTAATATCTGCCATTTTTGTTAGTTTAAGTAAGCTTTGCCGGAAAATGCGGCGTTAAAAGTTATTGTTAAGTTATTATTATCTATATATGTTACTTTGCCGACTACCTCTTCATCTGAAAAAGGAGCCGAAACCGTAACTGAAGGTTTTTTATTTAAATCGTGTTGTATTTGCCAAAACGCGCTAGCCTGCGCTTGAGGGTATTCAAAGAACTTATCACCTTGCCCACCAAACTCTCCTATAATATAATGTTTCTCTTTATTTATAAAGCCATTACTTTCATTCATAAAAAAAGAAAACTTATAAAAGCCAGGAGCAAAGTTATTATCTAAGCCAACTAGCTTGCAGGTCACAAAGTTATTTATATTACCCATCTCAGCTATAATTAACTCTTTACTTAAAAACGTCTTTATATAATCAGCAATGATTATATCGCCGCTATTCTTGGTGCTAACTATTAAATCAAACAAGTCCGTCATAGGCAGCCCGTGCCCACCGCCACCTTCTAAGCTAATTGTACCGTGCTCCCTGCCTTCTGTTATATCGTCTTGAAATTTAAAAATAACTTGATCAGCAACAGCAACAAGGTTCCGCTCATTAAACAAGGCCATTACTTCTCTTAAAGAATAATTTTTTGTTTTCTGAGCTTCCCCGATTCCGTTGTCTGTGCCTATAACCTTGTCATTAATTTCAGGTTTTGCATCAAGTGCATAGGTGCTTATTCTTGCCATATATTAGAATGAAAATACTGTTGCGTTTGAGCCAGGAGTTGCATATACGTCTATTTCAACATACTTACCATCTCCAGCTATAAAGCTATTAGATCCGTCTTTTACTTCTATTTGGTTTGTGCCAGCTGCGTTTTCTGTAAATATTCTCATTTGACACGCATCTCCGTGTACCCAAGCTTGATACTCTTTTGTTGGATCACACGTAGCTTGCCCGCTGGCGTTATTAGCAAACCCTAATCCTACAACCATAAAGTTTATTTTACCACTTGTTATTGTAGACGCTATAGTTGCAGCTGTAGCGCTATCCATTCTGTATATGCCGGCTGTTGAGTTGTCAGCGGTGTCGTAACGGGCATTTTGAATTGCGGGAATATAGGAATAATTATTTTGCCCTGTACCTGATTGATTAGGTAAATTAGCAAGATTGTTTTGTTTGTCCCATATTGCTCCAGTGTTGCTTTCGTCTACGTCTGAAGCATCAAGCTGCCATCCTGGTCCGTTTCTAAGCCACCAGGTTGATGTATTTGGTGGAGTAGTACATTGTCCTGTGACTGCCGCCGGGGTTGATATGTAAGCATATGGGGGGTTCCATGACTTGCTAGCAAAGAATTGATTTTCCGTTGGTCCTTGGTGTTGATAAGGAAGACCATTTTTGTTTGCTATATCATATCTTCTTAGCAAGAAAGAGTGGTATGTGCCGGCGTTGTCGTAACCCCAAGCTATTAGTGCCATACCGCCATCGTTGCAATCATGACCCTGAGGTGCAATTGTTGGTGATATATTCGTAATATTACCCGTTGCAAGAGGGGCTCTTAATATGTCTTCTACCTCTAGTGTCCATATAAGTGAACCAGTTCCTGATTTTGAAAATTCACTATTAAGAGTCGCAGCGTCAAATTCTATTGTTAGCCCTGGGTCTATATTGTTAGAGGTAGGTGCTAAAGCGCCACTATCAAGTTGGCATGTGTAATAAAATTCTAAAGGATTTGCACCGACTCCGGTTATTTTTCGTATTTGAAATGTTGCGGAGGGATATAAAGCAACAAGTGTACCGCCGCTAGGGGAAACACTGTTTGCTATAGCAGTTTCACCTGCCGTATGACCATTATATGTATCGGTACTTAGATTTTCCATCTTTTTTCCATCCCATATATTATCGTATGTAACGCCAGGATATATCCAATTACCACCCGTTGAGTCCGCGGTTGCTCCAGAATAATCTAATAATATTTCTGTTTTAGTTAATGTGTCAAAAGCGGCCCCAATTTCTAATATATATGGTGTTCCTTCATTCTGATCTACATCCTCTATCTCTAACTTTATTCTTGTTAATCCTGCTGCAACGCTTGAAGATTCTAATGTAAACCTATAATCTACTGCTACACCACTAACTTCATCTTTGGTAAAAGTCCAGTTAGCTGGTAACCCAGGTGTCCACACGCCACCGACATCATAGTAGGTAGTGATGGTTACATCCGAGGCCGCATGATCTGGATCGCAATAATGACCTTCCCATTTATAAGGATTGCCTGCTGTGTCGGTAAATAAAGGAGCAACATCATCTGCACCACAGTTATTACCTAGTCCATTAGATATTTTAAATGCTGGATATTCTATAACTTCATCTATTGTAAAGTTTACGGTTCCAACTGCTGAATAGCACCCTCCGTCAAACACTTGCCATGTAAAAGAATCGGTACCAAAATAATTAGTATCAGGTGTATAATCATAAGCACCTGTAGTGGAGTTTAAAGAAACGGATCCATTGTCTGGCTGATTAACTATGCTCCACTGAAGAGCCAACGGGCCATCTCCGTCAGTCGCAGGCAATCCCCCTGAAAACGTTTGATCTTCATTTATTGTATGAGACACAGATGGGCTTAATATAACGGGGCAATCGTTTAATGCTTGAATCTCACAGCAAGCATCCCACCATATTGTAGTTACACCAGCGTCCTCTCTTACTATGTAGTGAAACTTAACGGCTGTTCCTGTAACCCACTTTCCGTTGTTTTGGTTGTTGGGTATATATGTTCTTGTGCCACTACCAGACCAGGTAGTCCTTACCCTGTTTATATTACCAGAATTTATAGAAGTAAAATCCAAAAAGTCTGCCGGGATATCAGCTGAGTTTGCTACAAACACAAAATAACCTTCTTCTCCTGTTGTTAAATCAGCAGGTCGTATTTCTCTTTTTGCCGGAGGTATAACACCAAATGGAATTTCCATGTACCCATTATACTTGTCTACAATCCAGTTTTGATTGCCGGTTGAATAATCTACAGTGTCCCATCCTAATTCGGGCGAAATGGTTAGAGCGCTTCTATATTTTATAATGCTGGTATTAGCATCGATAACAAGCACTTTATCTTGTGTATCATCTTGGGCTGTTCCGTCTAGTTTTACGTTTCCAGATCCAATAGCAACTTGATTTGTCTGGTTTGCTAAAGCATCTTTACCTAATGCTAGCGCTCCAGTTGCATCTGCTACGGCATCATACCCAATAGCCGCCGCTCCAAATCCTTTAGACGCGGATTGGAATCCAATAGCAATTGTTGCTTGCTGATCACCTCTATCGGGATTTGCTGTTTCAATTGCAAAAGCTTGGTTTAGGTTGACTGATATTGGAGTAGCAATGGTTATTTCATACGGTATGGTGTTCGTTGGGTATTGTACGCTTAATATTTCTACTTTAGCAGAAGGATCGTCTCCGGTATTTGCAATTAAGTAATCCCCGGCGTTTATTGTTCCGCTGATTAGTTTTAATTGTAGTGTTGTTGCGTCTGTGTAGTCTGCGGTCCATAAACCAAACCCATCATTACCTGCTCCAACATTATAGCCAGCAGTAAAAGAGCCGTGACCTCCTGACACACCCCTATGTCCAGAAGCAAATGCGTCATTACCTAATGCGATAGCCCTAAAGTTAAATGCAGCAGAGCCTTCGCCACCGGCGAAATTTTTATTACCAAGCGCAATATCTGTAATATTAGCAACTTTTGAACCCTCACTGGCTAAACCGCCTTTAAAATATATTTCTGTGGCTGGTGTATCATTGTCGCCGTTCTGGTAGACTAAAGAATCACCAATTGTTCCGCTATCTGGCGTCCATAATGGCAAATAATGCAATGTTCCTTGCCCTAAGACAAAACCTTGCCCACACTCTGGGCCCCATTGCACATAACCGTTCTCATCAGACATCAATATTTGATTAGCGACGCCAAAATTATCACTTTTATCGGATACTTTACCTCTTATCCTTAGTGTAGAAGGTACAATAGTAGTATTATCTACGGTTGTTCCAAGTACTGTGTTGCCAACAACGCTAAAATTGCCATCTACAGTGATTATTGTACCCGGCACCCCATTTGAAGGAGAGCTATCTTGGTGCATTATTGAGTCCGTTATCCTAGTTCCATTACTATTAAAGACTGGAATGTGAAAATCGGTTGCATCTGGGTTAACAAATACGTCAATAACATACTCTGCAATCCCTAGAAGCGTAAAATTCTTTGTTATATTATAATCGTTTCCATCCGAACCTATCAGTCTATCCAGGTCCGAGATATTAGGATCATCTTCGTAAGTTATTATTCTTGCCATTTGGTTATTTTTTTGTTGCGTTAGCTATATTGTGTAATTTTTTCCTGATTCTTTCTTTGTGCCTTCTCCGTCATTACCACGGTTTTTACTGGGGGATTCCCATCGTTTATCTTTGTGGTCCCAATCCTTGTTTTTAGCTCCGGACGGATCAGATCTGCGCTGCCTTTGGGCGTGTGCTTTTTTCTCTCTCCTCTCAGGTGTCATTGCATAAGCTTTGTCTCTAGCAGCTTTAGCCCTTCTAGCGGTTGGAGATAGTTTTT